CCAGTATTGGTCCCGCGACCCTCTCCGGTGGCGCGATCACCGAAGCGTTCGCGGGCACGCTCTCGATCACGAACGGGTCGATCGATCTGTTGACGGTGAATTTCACGGACCTGTTGCAGGGTAGTCTGAACGGGTCCAGCCCGACGCTGCAAGCCAGCCAGCCGCCCGACCTATTCAGTGGGACGTCGAACATCCTCGACCCGCTGAAGCTGGGGATTCCTCGTGGGTTCGCGTTCAGCTTCTCCAACCTGACGAATGGCGGGTTGGGCCTGAATGGGACGTCGATTCGCAGCGGCGTCGCCGATGCGACGGGCACGTTCAGCGCCACGACGGTGCCCGAACCGGCGTCCATGACCTTGCTGGGAACCGGGTTACTCGGATTGGTCGCGTGGGCGCGGCGGAAACGCGAGCACGAGATTCACTGACGTACCGAGCCGCCACGTTCGCCAAGTCAGTGATAGGGAGCATAGGTGGTGATCTCCTCCTGTGCTCCCGCCTCCAAGGTGGGTCGGAGGACGGAGATTCTTCCACGGGACAGCTACGAGCGGAATCCGGCAGGGAAGTCCCGACCCGCCGCCGGCGGAAGTGGTGAGCGCGGTAATCGCGGCATGAGAACGCCAGGAGTCAGCAGCACCACAGATCAGGCGTGACAGGCCGGAGAGACGGTCACTAACTACGAAAGGCAGATATGGCCACCTTGAACGTCGCCGTCGTCGACCAGGCCGGCGCGCCCGTCGCCGATCAACTCGTCACGATCAACACCTTCAACGCGCTCGATTACGCGCACCCCGGGATCGAGATCAATCCGAACCCGCGCCGCACCGGGCCCGATGGCCTGGTGAACTTCTACAGCGGCCCGCCGCTCGGTGGCGCCATCATGGTGCAGGCCACCGCGCAGAACGGCACGACCGAGCCCGTGCACTTCGACGGCACGAGTAACGTGCTCGTCACGGTCACGCTGATTCCGTTCACGACCGCTGCCGCGCCGCCCATCCCTGAACCCGGGCCCGAACCGCTACCGCCGTCTGCGGGCGCCGACGCCATCGACCTCTCGGCGGCCATCGTCGCGTCGGGCGATTGTCCGCCGGTCGCGCACCTGCCGATCATCAGTGCCATGGCGTCGATCTCGCTCACGGAGGCCGACCAGGGGTTCGCGATGAACTTCCCGGGACGCGACACCTGGCCCGGTGTCATCCCGCCCGGCTGGGAGGGCGCGATCAACCATACGCTGTGGATTGCCGAACGCATCGGCGGCCAGTGGTACGTGCTGCCCATCAAGGAAGGTTTGCACGATTACCTGACGCTCGGGCCGATCCTCAACCCGGGACAGATCCCGCAGAACCTCACGTACTTCGCCAGCGCACCGATGTACGGCTATCAACCCAAACCCCGCGAACAGGTCGGGTTCTTCGCGACGACTGGGGATACGCGCCGCATGAACCTGCAACCGCCGATCGGCGCTGGTCGCACGAACGTCGTGCTCGTGCCGTTCACGGCCGGCGAGTACACGTTCCCGGCGAGTGGGACGCGCACGGTCGTGGTCGTCGCATCGACCGGACAGCCATGACGACCGAAGGCCAGTTCCTCAACCCGCCGAAGTGCCGCACGTGCGGGCACACGATCTGCCCGACGGTGTGGGCGTGTTGCAATCCGCGTTGCCCTAAGAACGCCCCGAAGCCGAAGCGTAAGGTGAAGTCCTGATGCCGATGGCCCCGCCGCGCGCGTGCGCCACGTGTGGCCGGCCTGGCTGTACCGTGCACCATGGTGGAACACGCACGCAGCGCACGACGGGCCGACGTCTGCAGGCGTGGCGCTACCAGCTCGCCAGGGCGCACCCGTTCTGCGTGCGCTGCCACGTCGAGGTCGCTACCGTGCGTGACCACGTGCTACCCCTGTGGGCTGGTGGACTGGACGTCGAGACCAACACGCAGGCGCTGTGCGTGGCGTGCCACGACGCCAAGACCAAGGCCGAGTCGCAATGGCGCTATCGCCGGTGATGCATATGCACCGAGGCTATACATGCCCAAGTCGCCAAGTCCCTAAGTCGTTGATAGACCGCCACTACCGGGGGGTAGGTAATTGATACACCCAGGGGGAGTCGGGAAACCCTCCGGGCCGGACTTTGTCACGAACTAAACGTGTCTTTGCGAAAATGCGCCTAAAACGCCGCAAGATTGGACGGCCGCGGGTGTCGGATGCCGAGAAGGCGAAGCGGGGCTATTTGCACCCGGGTCGCCGGCGGTCTCGGCGGCGGTCGCCAGGGCGTCAACAACCGGTCCTGGCGGGGTCAGGACGCGATTACGTGGCGGTCGCGCGCGAGTACGTGGCCGATGTCCTCAGCGGCCGGCAGACGGCCTGCCAGTGGGTGCGGCGGGCCTGTGAGCGCCACGACCGCGACACGGTGCGTGCGGCGACCGATCCGGTCTGGCCGTTCACCTGGTCGGATGCCCACGCGGTCGAGGCGTGCGCCTTTATTGAGCAGCTACCGCACGTCGAGGGCCGGTGGCGCACTGAGACGATTCACCTCGAGGCGTGCCAGGTGTTTTTCGTGTGTGCACTGTTCGGGTGGCGCCAGCGCGCCAACCTCATGCAGCGGCGCTTTACGCTCGTATATTTCGAGGTCGGGCGCAAGGCGGCCAAGTCGACGCTGATGGCGGCGATCGCGCTCTTCCACTTGCTGAAGGAGCAGGAAGTCGGCGCCTCGGTCGTCTGTGGCGCGACGACGGGCAGCCAAGCGCGGATCGTGTTCGTGATCGCCGCCAAGATGGTGCAACGGTCACCCTTGCTCCGGCAGCTCGGCGCGCGGGCCTTCACCAACGCCATCATCACGGCGGACGGATCGATCAAGCCCGTCAATGCCAAGGCGTCGACTCAGGACGGGCTGAACCCGAGCTGCATCGTGCTCGACGAGTCGCACGCGCAAAAATTTGGCTTGCACGACGTGCTCAAGAGCGCGCAGGGCGCGCGCGCGAACCCGCTGATGCTCTGCCCGACGACGGCCGGGTATGACCTGCTCTCGGTCGGCTACGCGTTGCGGACGACGCTGACCAAGGTGCTGCAGCAGGTGTTCGAGGCGGATCACTTCCTCGGGATCATTTACACGCTCGACGACGCCGACGACTGGCGCGACGCGCGCGTCTGGGTCAAGGCCAACCCGATGCTCGGCGTGACGCCGACGCTCGAGTGGGTGACGTCCTACTGCCACGACGCGCAGCAGACGCCCGGGCTCGAGGGGGAGTTCCGCGTCAAGATCTGCTCGCAATGGTTGCAGTCGGCGCGGACCTGGCTGTCGATGACGGACTGGGACGCGTGCGCCGAGCCGTCGTTGCGCCTCGAGGCCTTCGCCGGCGCCAAGTGCTGGATGGGCGTCGACCTGGCGCGCCGCGAGGATATTGCGGCGGTCGCGTTGCTCTTCGAGCGCGCGGACGTGCTCTATGCGTTTGTGAAGTTCTATCTGCCGCGGGACGTCGTCGCGTCGCGGGCGCGCACGGTGCCGGAGTATCTCGCCTGGGCGAAGAGCGGGATTCTCGAGCTGACCGACGGCGATTTCATCGACCAGCGGCGGATCGAGCAGGACATCCGCGACTGGTGCCGGGTGTTTCAGGTCGCGGCGGTGCGCTTCGATCAGTGGGATTCGCCGATTATGGTCTCGAACCTCCATGACGCCGGCATCCCGGCGGCCATCCTCACGAAGGACCGCAAGAGTCTGACCGCGCCGGCGCGCGAGCTCGAGGCACGGCTGCGACGGCGCCGGTTTCGGCACGACGGCAACTCGTGTCTCAAATGGATGGCGAGCAACACCGTGGTCACGCGCGGCCAGGACGACAGCTTGTGGCCGCGGAAAGAGCACGAAGACTCGCCGAACAAGATCGACGGCATCGACGCGATCCTGCAGGGATTGGCGCCGCTGGTGACACCGGGCGCGGCGCCGCCGAGCTATTCGATGGTTGTATTCGGTTAACCAACAAAGGAGGGCAGATGGCTAGGGCGAAGGAGACACCCCAAGACACCTCGACGACGAAAACACGGGCCTTACCACCGTTATGGACGCACTACCGCGTGACGTGGACCTTTCTCACGCGCCTCTGTGCATCGGTGCCGGCCGATCCCGACATGATCCGCAAATGGATCGAGACCCGGGAACCGCGTGTCAAGCCGGCGGGCGCGCTGTCGATCGAAGAGATCAACGAGGAAGTGCTCGCGAGCATCGAACGCGGCGAAGGCGAACCGGATCAGAGTTACTCCATGCTCGTGTTTCAACGGCACGCGGGTGGGCTCGTCGAGCGGTACGGCACGGTCAAAGCCCACGCGAAGGACTGCGCGCGGATCTTGTCGTCGCAGTACATCGGGAAAATTGAAGGCGAGAAAGCCTTCAGCTCGCGCATTACCAACGGCCTGTACCCCGATGCGGCGCAGTACTGGATTCCGATCTGCCGCGAGAACGGCGACCCGGTGCGCCAGGCGGACGGGGCCTTCGACAAGGCGATTCACGTCTACGTGCACGGCCGCGGGCAGATGAACGCCTTGAAGCGGTTCGAGTACATCGAGCCGCCTTCGCAGATGACGTTCACCGTGAAAGTGCTGGGCCGGTCCGTGTCGGAAACCGATTTACATCACTTGTTTGAGTATGGAGGGGTGCATGGCTACGCAGGCGAAAGAGGCGACGGCGAAGGGCGCTACAGCTACACCATTGAACGAGTCGAAGCTTAGACCGAACGCGCCCAAAGTGCGGACGGCGACGGCCATCGTCGAGAAGCATGAACAGATCCTCGATGCGCTCGAGCGCGAGACGATCACCGGAAAAATTGCGGAGCAGATGGGCCAGCAGCTCAAGGGGATCACGGGGATAGCCAGGTTGGAGATGCAGTTCTGGAACACCGTGATCAAGTTCGGGCGCAAGGCGCCCGTCCCGCGGTCGGCGCTGATGCGGAGCGTACTCGGCTTGCCGGAAGCGATCTCGCCGACCGATGGTGAGGCGGTGCGGTCGATGTTGCCCGACGCGAGGTGACGCCGAGCACTGCAGTGTAGTGTCCTGGCTTGTCCTGCGCTGTGGTGGTGTGTCGTGAAGTGCCGTCGAGTTGTGCCGTGATGTGCCTTGTCGTGCGATGCCGTGCCCTGAGCTGAAGTGACGTGAAATGACGCCGAGTGGTGAGCTGTCGTGCAGTGAGCTGGCGTGGCTGTGAAGTGGCCTGGCGTGACGTCGAGGTTTGTCGTGTTCCGATGTGTGGTGGTGTGTCGTGTCGTGTTCTGACGTCGAGGTGTGATCTGGGCTGGTCTGACGGGGCCGTGTTGTGGTGTGACGTGACGTCGAGCAGTGGTGTGGCGTGTCGTGGTGTGGTCGGATGTGCCGTGGGGTGGCGTGACGTCGAGACCTGACAGGTGCCGATGAACAAACCTCCAGACGATCCGCCGGGGAAACGGGGGCGCCCGCGCGTGGCGGAAGCGGGCTCCTCCGTTTCGACGTGG